GGAGCACCAGGCGGCGGTGGAAATGGCGGTGGAAATGGCGGTAATGGTTCGGCTGGTACAAATGGACTTGGCGGCGGTGGCGGCGGTGGCGGTCGTTTAAATAATACAAATGGTGGTCAAGCAGGTGGGAGTGGAGTTGTAGTTATTAAATATCAATTCCAAGCAAGTTAATCATGGCTAATTTTGCAGAATTAAATTCAGATAACGTTGTTTTAAATATGGAAGTAATTGATGATGCTAATTGTTCAATAGATGGTGTTGTTAATGAAGCTAAAGGAGCAGAATTTTTAAATAACATACATGGTAAAAGTTCTACATGGAAATTATTTGAACCTTATATGTTAGGTAATGTAAATATGCAGGGAGGTAATGTATTTAGAAAAAATGCTGCAGTTATTGGCGGAACATATGATTCTACTAGAGATGCTTTTATAGATGTTAAACCTTTTAACTCTTGGAGCTTAGATGAAACTACTTGTTTATGGAAAGCACCTGTGGATGAACCACCTTTTGAAAAAACACTTTACAATAGTGGTACAGCTAAGTATCTTACTTATTGGGATGAAGATAATTCGAGATGGTTAGCGACAGGATCATCTGATCAAAAAACGTATGTTTGGAATCTAGATACTGAAACTTTTAGCTTACTTACTTAAAAGTATAAACGATAACAATTTTTTCTCCTTTTTCTGGAAAAAAACCAGCGTGTGGGAGACTGTCAAAACAAACACCTTTATATTTCATCGGTATTATTTTTTTTAAAATTCTGTTTTTAGATTCATCATATATAACAGTGAAAGCATCTTTGACTGTATTTAAATAAACTAATAATTGTTTATGTGGAAATTCATGATCTAAATGAATTGGAGAACATTTTGAATTATTTTTATAAGAAAAATTTACAGCTATCCTTAATACTTCTTTATATTTAATATTATTTTTTTCAGTAAACTCATTTAATATATTAGTAAAATAAGAGTAATAAGGAGAATTAATTCCATTTGTATTTTCTCTTTCTTCTATTCTATTTAAAACAACATGTGACATAAAACTATTGTTATCTTTGCCAACAGTATTTTTACTTAGAAAAAAAGGAAAATTATTTCCCAATATAATTGATTCTATAAAATCTATATTATCTTTCGTTAAAAAATTGTTATCTTCAATTAAATTCATTATATTATTTGACTAGGATTTTTAGATAATAACTCTAATACTTCTTTATGATATTGAGCAGATTCTATTTTTTGGTTACTAGATTCGATGTAAGATTTTAAATCATTAATTTCATAATATTTATTAGAAGTTTTATCTATAAGTTTAATTCCCTCTGCTACTTTTAGATAACTTTCAAAACAAAATACTCTGTTTTCTGTTGAATATAAACTTGCCATATCAAAATGGGTAAAGTTATTTTTTATTCTATTTAAAATAACTTTAATTTTTTCTGGTGTTTTAGTAATTTTATTAAATGATTTCCAAAAAGAATTATCTTTTCTTTTTGTTAAATAATGAAAATGTAAAAAATCTACTATTTCGTCAAATCTATTATTTACTAGATTATTATATGTACTTATATCGTATTTGTTTAACGTATATAAGCTGGGCACAAAATGAAGCAGTGATTCTAATTGAAAAATAGTTAGATAAATAGATGTAGCTTCTAAAGGTTCTGTAAAAGAATAAGATAATCCAACAGATATGCAATTATTAATCCAAGGGTTTTCCAGTCTTCCAGCTTCAAAACTAATGGGTTTATTAAATTGTATAATTTGATTTTTAAAAAGAATTTTAATTTCTTTTATTGCATCTTCATCAGAAACAAAGTTTGAATCAAATACATAACCAGCCCCTATTCTATGTTGTAAAGGAATTTTCCAAAGCCAACCATATTTCATACATATTGCTTGTGTGTAAGGCTTTACTTGTTTTTCAGTTTTTAAAAAAAAGGGTATAGCTCTTTTCATGGGAAGATATTCGCTAGAGGATTTAAAATTATCTTTTTGTTTTTTACCATTAATTAATCTAGCAAAACCTGTACAGTCAAATACAAAATCACATTTATATGACTTACCATTTATTAGTTTTATTTTTGATATTTTGTTTTTAACAAAAGAACAATCTTTATATTCACCAATTATGATTGTACCACCTCTTTGTTTAAAAATATTTTCTAAATAATCTGCTAAAAGTCTAGCATCAAAATGCAAAGCAAATCTACAATTATATAAATCTACTTTATTTTTATATGCTAATTTTGAAACATACGTATAATCTTTAAAGGGCTTTTTATTATTCAATAAATGTTTTAATAAAAAACCATAAGTGTTTTTTTGAAAAATGTTTTTAATATTAAATGTAGTGTCTTCAGTAAAAGAATGAAAATATTTATCATTATCGTTATTCCAATTTTCAAAACTTATTCCATGTTTAATTGTTCCTTTTGTTTCTGACATGAGTTTTAAAGGGTGTATATTTAAAAAAGATAAAAAAGTATTTATATTAGGAACTGATCCTTCACCTGCTCCAATGATACCTATCTTATCACTTTTGATTAATGTAATTTTAGATTCTGTAAAAACTTTTTGACAAAAAAGTGCTGTTAACATTCCCGCAGTTCCACCACCTATTATTGTAATATTTTCCATATTTTATATTAAAGCTTTTTCACTATCTCCTGATCTAATAAATATTTTACTATCGGTTTCTTTTTCTGAAAAAAGACAATCAGTTAAAACACAATACATATTTGAATTTGTTTCATTATGTAATTCTGATTCTTTGATAACCTTTAAAGCTCCCTCTTTTAAACCAAAAGATTTTTTAATAATAAATAAAACGTTGCCTGGTGTAATTGTAATTTTAGTTTTTTTATTAATTTTTAAAAAAGTTTGTTTGTCATAAAAAACTTCAACACCAGGATGATTAGACTTTTCATATTTCTTTGATTTTAAAAAATTAAATTTTTCATTTAAATCATTCATTGTCTTTTAAATTCTACGGGTAATCCCAAGAAAGGTCTAGTATCAAAAAGATTAGGTTCTTCAAGTGCACCATGAGTGCTATTATAATGTAAAAAAACCTGACAACAATCTTTACCTTCAAAGCTTTCTCTCCAATGTTCTAAATCACAACCACTATAGGCAAGCATATCTCCTGGTTTTAATGTAATTTTTTTACCTTCTTTTCCTTGATCTCCTGTTGGATCTAAATAAATAGGCCACTCATCACCTCCTAAATTAAGAGTGCAAGAAATTTCACAAGAAGACCTATCTTTATGTCTATGCAGTACATCACCAAACTTATATATTCTAGCATAACTATAGGTTGGTATAAGATTTAAATTGGTAACTTTTATCATTTTTGGTAAAACTCTTTCAAGTAATGTTTCCATAACCAAGTCTGCATAATGACTATATGTATTTGGCACTTGTTCATCTTTCCATGTTCCCCATGTAGTATCAAATGGAGAAATAAATTTATTATCGTGTAAATGCTGAGTTACTTTTCTTTTGTTACAAAAATACATATAACAAAAATTTGCTAGTTCATTTGATATAGCTTTTTTAACTACCTCGTATTTGTTTTTTGTAAAACTCATATTATCTCCTATTTAAAAAAATTACCTTTATTCCAACACACTAATGAATATCTTGTTCCTTTCGTTACTGGAACAACTCTATGCCAAACAAAAGAAGGAAAAAAAATCATAGTTCCTTTTCGTTTAAGATTAATATTTACTATTTCATTTCCTTTTGGATTAGGTAAGCAAATTTCAAAATTACCTCCTTCATATTCACTATCATCAACCAAAATTAAACTAGCTGATATTTTTCTTATTAAACCATCTGCTGTTTGCGTTTTTGTTCCTGAATCTGTGTGCCAACCATAGTGCTGTTTTTGTGCGCCTTCATATTTAGTAAATTGAAAATCTTCTGTTATACTCCACTCAAAATTCCAACCAGCTTGAAAGTTTACCTGATGAATAATAGGGTGTATTTCTCTGTACATCCATTTATCCCTCATCCATATAACTTTAGACTTTCTTGTTTTTTCAAGATTTTTCTTTTGATTTGACGTCATATTATTAGGGTCATATCCCCATGTCGTTCCTATTTGCTCTTTAAGGTGTTTTCCATATTCAAGAACATGGTCACAGAATCTATCTGTAACTGCATTTTCTAAAATAAAATAATTATTTTCAAAATTCATTCTTTTTTCTGCCTCTTTCATAACATGAATTATGTGTCAAGAAAACAATTTTAAAAAGATTGCTTGATATATTCTATGCACATGTTTAAATTAGATCTCACCCAAAAATTATAAATCAAGGAAATATTATGGAAAATCAAGAAGTATTGAAGGCTATAGCTACCCTTGCTGATAAGGTGAGTCGCTATCATGAACGTTTATTAGCAGTGGAAAGAGACAACGAAAGACTACAAAAAGAATTATTAGAACACAAAAACGTGTCTCATATACACACAATTCAAGGTAAGCCACATAACTCTGATGCGACTGTTATGGTAACAGGTTTGGACTCCGATTTAGAATGTGAAGCTTGTAGTGCTTAATTAATCAGGAGTTACACCTAACATATCTGCTAAAGAAGGAGCAAATACTTTTACATCTCTTCTAATTTTTTCAGCGGTTGTAGAAGTGCTTGGATTATTAATATCAGCTTGAGCTTCTTCTTCTGAGTTATACTCAGCTCCTGTATCTACATTTGTAAGTGTTGTTTCAGTCTTTACTTTATAATGTGGAATTCTTCTTCCATCTTCAGTTGTAATGTGTCCTAGTAATTCAGCAGGTTCAACTATCGGCATCGTCTTTTTTCCAATCTATGTTAAAACTTAATATTACTCTATCCTTATCTGATAGATTACTCATAACTTCATGTTGTAACCATGATGGGAAAAAAATCAAGCAATTTTCTTCTGGCACCAAAGAAACGCTGTGAGCGAGGTGTATATTAGGGTTGTTGTTTTTTGGGGCATCTAGTATTTCAGCTTGTGGTTTAGGCTCTAGAAACACAATTTCTCCGCTTTTAGAAGGTACTTTCATGTAGTATACTCCTGACATAAAACTATGTGGATGAGTATGCACATTATTTCTAGATCCTGGTGGATTAATTATGCCCCACAAACTTTGTAAAACTGGGTAACATTTTTCATTAACACTCATATGATTAAAGGCTTCTTGTGCATATTTTACTATATCAACGTTTAAATTTTTAAATTCTTCATAAGTATAAAGATTATCGTGACTATGCCATCCACCTACATTTGATTTTGGGTCTCCTTTTTTGTCTTTTAATTTTAAATTATAAAGTTTTTTAATCATTGCTGTGTTGTCCATGTCGATTTTTAATTTAAACACAGGGGTGATAAATAATGAAAATAATTCCATGTTTCTCCTTTTTCTATAATTGACCTTTTGTAACCTCTAAAAAACTTGCTATAATGTGCACCTGATTGGCAGCATTGGCTTGAACTTTAAGAACATCACTTTCTTGCAGAACTAAAGGCTGAGTTAATAATTCTGTTGTTGTGTTTGTAGCAACACTCTTTGCTTTGAATACTTCAAAGGTTGCAGCGCCTCTAACAACTTCAACATCAACTAAAGTTGTTGAACCAGAATCATTGCAAACCAAAAGAGATTTTACTATATCCGTAGTAGGCGGAACGGGTGGTGTTGCACCAGGATTAGCCGTAGGAACTGTTATAATAGTTGTTAGATCTGTTGTGGTAATATCCACCATTGCGCTTTTAAATACATTAGCCAAGGAAAAAAGCCTCCGATTGTGATTCTTCTTTTAAATCTTGTTGGTAGTTTGTGTTAAGTAAAAGAATAATTTGATCTAGTAATGCAACCATTTGATCAAACTGATTAGCATCATATTCTGGTGTTGCATTTGGTAATCGAGTAATTGTTATTCTAGCCATTATCTTCTACCATCTGGTCTAAGTTGTAGCTTTGTAGATCCAAGTCTCCAAGCTGTGTCATCAACTGTGTTAGTTTCATATTTAATTTTTACCGCTCTACCTCTTCCTCTTACATCAATCTTCTCTGTAGTGCTAGTAATAGTGCCTGTTGTAGTTACGTTAGCTGCGGATTGTGGATACTGTTCTAAGGTTAATGTTGCTGTCATACTATTAGTAAGATTATCAAAGTCTGGAACTAATCTGCTAACTGACATAAGCTCATCACCATCAGCAATCTCAACAGATCCAGTTGTTAAGAAAGCGGGTAAAGCTGTGCCATCTGCTTGGTTATTACCTGACTCATGTTCGTAGACATACGAAGCTCCTGCCGTTAATCCAAGTATAGTAGATACATTTGCTGTTAAAGAAGCACTATATTCTGTAGCAATTGGCTGTTCATATACATAAGCACCAAGCCAAGTTGTTCTACCTAAACTTAATGTGTACCAAGTGCCTTCTAAATAGTTGTAAGCAACACCTCTATCTATCTGTGTGGCATTAGCTGAAGGATAATACCAAATTATTTCATTAAAAGCTGTATTTAAACCCACTGCAATATCGTTTCTATTTGTGTAACTCATGTCATCAAATACATAATCCTGCACGGAACATGGCATTTTTTTAACAACACCATCATACATATAAAAAGAATCATCAGACATCCAATATGCTCTACCATTAACTTCTATTGCTGCGTGTTGTGCTATCAAACCACAGTTTGCACCAAGTTGTCTAAGACCAAAAGTAAAAGGTGTACCAACAAATTGAATACCATGAAGTGATGTATCGGTCCAAACAAGTATTTGCCCTGATGATTTAACACCACCAACTATTCTAGAGCCATCAGATATACGTAGTGAACCAGCTTCATTTGTTGCTACTGGTGTGTAATTTGTAGCGTCCTCTCTATCAGAAAAACGAAATAACAAATCATCCTGTGTGGTTGCATCTCCTATTGTTGTCTCTGTGCCAAAAATCATTAAGTGTCTCGTATCAGTTGATACCAAACTAAATCTAGACGCAGTAGGAGCGTTAGATAAAGCAGTTGCTCTAGACCCAGTTCCACCTGAAGTATCCCAAACAAATGTTCCACTATTTAAAACCGTTGCAATTAAATCTTCACCGAAATTATCTAAAGACCATTGACGAGCTGATAAAACAACACTTGAAGATGATCTTGGTGTATTCCAAGTGCTGGTATTCCAAGTTAAGGTTCCCCAACCATATCCATATGTAGATGTAGAAGGGCCTGTAGTTATTTGATATTTAGCATTACCTGATCCTCCACCACCTGATGTAGAACCAGAAGCAGTGCTAGTATGTGTAACAGTGTAAGCACTTGCACTTGTCACTGATGTAATTTCAAACTCTTGGTTCATATCTAAACCGTCTATTGTTGAAAAAGAATCAAAGGTAACGAAATCACCAACTGCAGCGCCATGTGCAGCGTCAGCTACTGACACTGTAGTTGTGCCATTTGTTGTGAAAGGATTTGATAGAGATTCAGTGTCACGTAGGGGCGTGATGTCATATAAAGCTCCCTCAGTGTAGATGTATAACTTTCTATCAGTTCCTAAAGCTAAATATCTTATTCCGTCTAAACCAATCCAGCTATGCGTATCACGGACCACGCCCACAATAGTTTTATTTGGATTTGGTAAATATGACCAGCCTTTCCATCTTTCAGGCTTACCATAGTGAAATCGAACAAAGTCAGAATCAACATACTTACGTTGATCTCCTGCTGAGTAAGCAGTATCTTGTTTATCTATACCTGGTTGAAACTTTAAATCGACTAATTTCATGTCGGGGTATACTAAATTATTTATTGTTTTGTGGCAAGAATTGAGTTCCTACATGACCTTTAAATGAATAATTACCCATGTGTGTCATACCACTAGCAATGTCAGCATATATTTTGCCACCTATTTTCTGCCATAAACGACAAAAAGCATAGTCTTCAGATAAATATCTTTTGGTGTCTGGCTCTATCATTGTATCAAAAAAAGCATAATTCCAATCAGAGTTGTCGTGATACCCAAATGTTTTATCATGAGGATCTCCTAAATGTTGATCAGATTTAAATCTAAGATGAGGATATGCCAGCGCCATTTTTTTAAATACGTTTCTTTTTATTAACATAAAACCTGTTGCACCATCTAATACTTCAATAAATCCTTTATCTACCATTATTTTTTTTGGATCTTTAATATTTAAATTATATTGCAAAGAAGCTGCATGTAATTCATCTTCTTTAATATTTGGTTTTTCTTTTACTTTTTTGATTGCTTTGGTCCAATCAATTACCTTTCGTGGATATACTCCTGTCACTACATCTTCATCTAAATCTAACATACGAAAC